GCAAGCTCGCCTTTGATGCGCGTGCCGACATTGCGGAACGCGATCGAGTCGATCGAGCCAGGCGCGGAGAACGCTTCGTCGTATAGTTGTTTGTAGCCGGCCTTGGAACGTGACGCAGCGCGCTGGACGCTTTCACCGACAAGCTCGCCGGCAGCTTGCGGATTATCCACAATGTTCATGCCGAACTCGTCGAGGCCACGGCCAACCACGCCGCGCGCCTGCTCTACCGCTGGAGCTTGCTCACCCTCGAAAAACTGTCGCGCGGCAGCGGCCGGACGCTGGCCCAAAGCACCACGGAGCGCGGCCTGTTCCTCTTGCTGCGCCACCACGTCGCCCGTAGCTTGGCCACGCGTGATGGGAACCGGGACACCTGCAACGTCTGTCGTCAATTGCGGAAGGCGCGACACAGGCAGCATGTTGCGAATACCGCGCACGCCAGCGCCGATGGCTTGGCCAACCACAGGACCGGCGGCGCCTGTCACAGCGCCGATCTCGCCGCCAGTGACGGGACTGTCGCCGCGCGCCGCAGAGTCAGCAGCGCCGATCAAAGCACCGCTCGCGGCGCCCGCGCCCGTTCGCGCCAATAAAGACGGACCTGTCATCCCCAAGGCACGCGCGCCAGCGGCCGTGAGGCCGATCGGCGCGAGCGCCGCGACGCCGCCGCCAATCTTGAGCGCGGTCGAGGTGATGGGGCTTTCTTCCTCGGCCTGTTTGTAGAGCGCTTGGCGCTTTGGCAGAATGTTGGCGTAGCGCTCCGAGAAGTTACTGCCTTCGCCCTGTCCTGTCGCTGCACGAAGCGCCGCTTCTGCCTGCGGCACGAACGCGCCAAGCACAGGCACGCCGGACAGCGCCATGCCGGCGGACACGTCCTCGCGCTCTTGCGGTTGCTGGCCAAACTGGCTCTGTGCGTAGGCAAGCACCTGGTCTTCGGTTGCGCCTTCCGGCGCAGTGACGCGATACCGTGCGCCATCGGGTGCGGTGATCTCAAAGTTGGGCATTACTGCAACCTCTGGATCGACCACCCACCGCCTGTCGGAGCGCCGCCACCCTTACGAGGATCGGGGAACAACGGATTTTGATCCGCCCATTTTGCGAGCGCTTGCGCGAAGCCTTTGAGCGAACCGTTGTTGTTGGGATCGTTCTTCCATTGCTCCGCGAGCGCGGCAACATCCTCTTGGCGTTGCGCCATGGCGCGCAGTGCTTCGATCTTCATTTTACGGCCTTCCATGGTGTCAGCGATCGACGGAAAGACGCTGGCCATATAGACACGATCGCCATCCGAAATCTGCCGGCCCAGACCACCGAGAGAACGGATGGTCATTTCGTTGCCGAGCGAAGTCAGCATGTCGCCAACGGGAGCTTTGCCAGGGTCGATGCCGAAAGTAGACAGCGCCGATCGCACATTCTGGACGATCGGAGCGGCGGCGCCGGAGTACGCGTCGGGACTTAGTCTCGCGGTGAGATCGAGAATGCCCTTCACACGGGTCGAGTTGATGCTCTCTTTCTGGAACTCGGCGTACTGCGTGCCGTAGAACTCGCCTTCCTTGGACTGCTCGCCCTTGGGCACGAAGTTCTTCTGGAACGACGTATTGGCGCCGGGGGCAGTTGGCGCAACACCAGTCGCGCCAGGCGCCGCAGCGCCCGGAGCGCCAGGCACAGCCAGGCGCGGAGTGAGATCAATCTGGTTGCCCCGGTCGATCTGCATTTGCGGGATGGCGACGGGGCCAGGCGTCGTGATTGGCCGGAACTCGCCACCAGTCGTCGGCTGGCCAATTTTGATTTCTCCGGTGGCGGGATCGCGATAGTAGATCGGATTTAGGCCGCCTTTATTCGCGAGGTTGCCTTTGAACTTGAGCCAGTCCTGATATGTGCCGTTGAACATCCCGGTAGAGACTGCGTACTGGTACTCGCGCACATCGGCCGGCGTCTGGCCACTGCGGTCCTTGCGCAAGAACGCGGCAAGCTGCGCGGCGTTGGTGAAGCCGCCACCGATGCCGTTCTGTGCGATGCCGCCACCGAGCGCCATCAGGATCAACGGGAGATCGCCGCCGGCAAATGCGCCGCCACCGCCACCCATGAACTCGGGCGGGATCGCGCCAGGCGGTAAAGTGCCCGCCGTAGACCGCGCCGCAGCCGGCGTTGTGCCGGCCGGAGTGCCGCCGGCAAGGGTGTCGAAAGCGTCAGCGACGCGCTGGTTGGGCGTAGGACCGCCAGCGCCAGGCCCGAGGTCTTCGAATGCTTGGGCGACGCGTGTGTTGGGGGTGATACTAGACGGGCCGCCAACAGCGGATGCCAGCGCAGGCATGGCCGGCGCCGGGTTGCTGGCGCCCTGTAGAATCTCCGGCGGAAGCGCGTTGCGCAGCGGGGGGAGGTTCGAAAACATCGTGTCAGATGGAGCGTAGGCAGTCGCCGACAACGGCGGCAGGGCAAACGCCGGCAATGCCTTCCCTACGTCGGGACCTTCAATGCCGAAGCGCTCGCCGCCATACGCCGCCGTCTGCGGGCCGCCTGCAAAGCCAACGGTGCCGGAGGCGTTGCCGGTCGCGCCGCGCGTGATATCCGAGCCAGCCATGACCCGCGTGAGCAAGTTCCCAAAATGGGAACGCTGGTCGTCGGAGAGCCCACCGGTATCGCCGAGCGACGGATAGTAGCCGGTGCCTCTACGGGGGTCGTAGACGCTCATCATGTCGGCCAACGAGCCGCGCCGCGCCGCAGCGCGGTTGAACAGCGTCTCCAGGAACGCCTGTTGCGCATCCGCGCCTTGGCCACCCACCTCGGTGGCGGTCAGTGCGAACAAGCGATCCCGCAGCGCCGGGTCCGAGAGTTCGTCAGCGTAGAAAGAGCGATTGAGGCTGGCCATCTTTAATACCTGCCGGGATAAAAGCCGTTGGAGGCTCCGCTAAACAAACGGCTCCCCATGCCATTCAAGAGGCCACCGCCACCGCTGCCGTAAAGCCAGCCGTTTTGACCGAAGCCACCAAGCCCACCGACCAAGCCAGCGCCGCCGATCGCCGCACCGAGAATTTGCGATAGCGGGTCTTTTTTCGTGGTGGTCGTCTCAGTGCCGGTCGCCTGGCCGGTCTGCGTGCCGGTCGAGGTCTGCGTGCCAAACGTCTGCGCCACCGGCAGCACCAGGCCAAGCTCGCGCGCGAGCGAATCGAGTGGAATGCCTCGACGCTGCGCTTCCGCCTGGAGGACCATCATCGGCCCGGACATCTCGGCAGAGGTCGCCGCGTCAGCCGCACCGATGCCGGCCTGCATGTTGCCGAGCCGCGTCTGGTCGAGGCCCGACAGGAGGCTCGCGGTAGAGCCGCCAGCGCCAAAAAGACTGCTGATGGCGCCAAGCTGGTTGCCGCGTTCCCCGGTATAGACGCCGGCAAAGACAGGCGCCGTCGCCTCTCCGATGCCTTTACCCAGCGTGTAGCCAAGATTGCCGGCGCCGGAAGGATCGCGGCCGGAGCCCTGGTAGATCGACATGATGCGGTTGGTGACATCGTTGCCGATAGCCGCAGTCGTGTCGGCGAAGAACGGATTTTTGGAGGGATCGAGGAAGTCGCCACGTGCGGTCGGAGCGAGAGCTTTCTGGATGTCGTCGTAGGCGGTGCTCACAATGCCGGTGCGATCCGGTCCACCGCCGGACAGAAGCGTATTCGCTACACCTGTGATCGCAGGCGTAAACTGCGAACCGCGCTGGCCCATCGCAGTGAGCGAATCGAGCGCGCCGCTTTCCGCCCCGCTCAAACCGGTGGGCGTGCTGCCCAAGCTGGACAGCAAACGCGAGATGATGTCGTTCGTCGGCGCGAAGGGCGTCAATCGCCCCGTCTGCGCACTCGACACGAGCGAGTTCTGCGTCGATTGTTTTTCAGTCTTGTCGCCTTGCATTTTAGAGCCTCTTTTCAAGCACCACGAAGGGCTGGAAATAATTTTTCAAAACACGCTCCCAGCCTTTGCGGCCGGTAATCCTCATTGCGGTACAGTCTTCGGTCCTGGCGTAGCTCTCCAGGTCTTCAATCAAATGTATCCACTCCCGCATGCGCGTGCCGCCGATGGCACGCACCACGCAGAACTTCGCGTCGCGGGTTGCTTCAAGCGAAGTGGCCAACGACGCCACGATCTTCACGTCGTCCACAATCACCCACAATTGCGCGAGGTGATTGCCAAAATCCTGTACGAGTTCGGCGAACGTAGAGCCGAGCACGCCACGTTGATAAGCACGATGCAACATCGGCGCGACGACAGGCCAGAACCGCGACAATTTATCGTGCGGAATCTGCCAGAGCTTCACAGGTCACGTAGCTTTTCAATGACACGCACCGCACCGTGCGCGCCACGACCACCAGCAAAGCCACCGGGGCCAGCGGGACCGCCCAGACCTCCGGCGCCAGCGAGCAGTCGATATTTGGGCTTCAACTCCGGCCAGATGCGCGCTTTGCCACCGCTCGCGCCGCCACCCGGTCCCCATTGAAGATTACGGATGCCGGAGCCGATAGGATGATCCCACGCCATACCGGCGCCACTGCCGCCGCCACCGTCGCGATCGTTGCCAACGTTGCCAGCCATCGGGCCAATCTGCTCGACCGCGCCGCCTGCGCCACCGCCGCGACCGCCACCGCCGCGAATGCCATTCGACCCGCAGCACCCCGACTTGAAGATGGCGGGAGAGCCGAATGGGAACCCCGCGCCAGCCGGAGGCGCAGCCTGATCTCCAGCCACGCCACCACCCGGAGAGCCGGGGATCGTCCACATAAAAGCTGTGATCCAAAAAAGACCAACCCCAACCCACGGCACCGGCACCTGCGGAAACGGCGGCGGCCCCGGAGCCCGATAAGGCTTTTCGGAAACCTGAAAAGTAGACGGCGTGATCGTTGCGCCGATCACATAATACGGAATGCCGGTGACAGGCTCGCCGTGCTCGTCGGAAAAGTAGAACGCACTATTGGGCTCCATTGGATGACCTGGCCACGTGATCGTCGCGTGATCCAAGCCGATCCAGGCCGGCGGATGCGTGTCGAATGCGCTCGATGTTCCAGGCTCCCCATACATATTGTACGGGATCGGATTGAGCGTGTTAAATTCGAAGTTTTCCTGCGAGCCCATGCCGCCGCCACTGCCGGCGAGAATTTCAGCCTTGACGCCGATGCAATCCACGTCGCACGTGTGCGTCACCACTAACGCCTGTGCGGTGTAGAGCGAAATAAGCGGTGGCCTCACAAGACATGCCCTTGAAAATAACTATCGAACGTCTGCCCGCTGATCGTTTTGTTACCAGCGCCAGCGCCGTTGAAATACACTTCGTAGGAATCAGTTCCATTGGCGTCGTCTTCGCAGTAGACCGAGACGCCTTGCGTGACAGCGTTCGCCGACACCTCGTAACGGATTTTATAAAGACCGCCGTTCTTGAAGATCATCCCAAGATAGAGATTGCCATCGACCACGTTCGCCGTGACGTAGAGTGTAGCGCTCAATGCGACACGCCCAGCGGGCGGCGTCCATTTGCTGTTGGCGGCGTCGTAGTAGCTGCCGATGTCGTAGGCTTCGGTCCCGAAGGTGATCTTCGTGTTAGCGCCGCTGGTGATGCCGGTTTGATCGGTGCCATTCTTGTGCGCCGAGAACGCCGGCTTACCATCGTTGGCGGCGAGAGTTTGCTGCTCTCCAGTCAAATCTGTAGGGTCGCCAGTGCCCGCACCGCGAGCACGTCCTTTAACGGTGCCCTGCGCCATATTGGCGAGTTCGGCATTACCGACGACATCGCTGCCAATCTGGAGGTTGGTTGAGCCTACCCCAGCCGTAGTAACATCGCCGCCAGTGAATTGCGGCAACCTCGCTGCCGCCAGTGTGCCAGTGCCTATATCTGTCGCGCTGGCTGAAACCGCCAGCTTCGACAGGCGATGCATGGAATAAGAGCCAGCAGCGGTAGCGTTGCTCTTGTTTATCACCGCATTCGCGGACGACAGATCATCAAGAATCGTGAGCGTGGCAGCAGCGGCATCTTTAACGGTGACGGTATTCGCGCCACCACCAACCACCCTGATATAGAACGGCACTCCAAGAGGAATGCTGTCAACAGTGCTGGCGTCCGGCAGCGTCAGATTGATGTTCGCGCCAGGCGTGACCTCGATCACGGTCGGCAGCGGATTGGTCAACACGACGTTCGAAGACGTGCTGATACTTACAGAGCTAGGCTTGTAGATAGAGGCAGCAAAATTATTGATGACGCCACGAAGCTCTACGTCGGTCGAGATGATAGTCGCGCCGATGGCTTCCGGCCTCACCCCCAATGTGGACGCCACAAAGGAAACCGCCGTGATGTCAATGTGCGTGCCATCAACAACGGTAATCTGTTGATTGCCGTTCGCGAGCGGGCTACCGTCCAGGTCAGAAAAATTCCACCGCTGTCCGGTCTGCATATTGATGGATGTCAAAACGGTGAGGCGCACTTTGCCGCTGCCGTTGTCCGCCATCGCGGTAATGTCCATCCGACCGCCGTAGTAACCGGCGGCTTCACCGTTTGTCAGCCACGTCAAATACGCGGCGGCATTGTTCGCCACGTAGGCGTTCGATGCCGTGGAGTAGACTTCCGTGGTTGGATTGTGATCGCCGACAACCCAATACCAGTCGCGGACATTGAACGATGCGATTGCCATTAGATGCAGAGCCCCCCGCTTGCTGCGGAGCCGGCTGCATTTCCTGGAATGTAGACACCAGTAGCAGTTTGCGCTCCAAGTGTGTCGATGACTGCGTTCGTCAGGACATTAAACCGTGTCCCGGTTGCCGACCCTATGAACGTATTGCTATTTATGACGATCATGGCCCCTTGTTGGGCCTGCACGAAATAAAAGCCAGCCGCAGGCGTACCAACGAGCGTGATCGACTGCCCCCGGTCGGTGATGACCGAGTTCAGGTCAGCATCCCAATGTATTCCGAAATTCGCCGTGATGGATGTCGGACCCAATCCAATGGCCATGCCGTTGGTTTGGGCTTGGACATGAACGTGCCCGGTGTCGAAGTGTATCCACCCGTACTCTACGATGGAGTAGAGCGAGACAATCAGATTGTTGACGAAAGGGGTATTCTGCCGGAGCTTCAATCCCTGGAAGCGATACTTGCCGGTTACGTTCGAAACCTGGATGCACGGAGAGCCGGTAACGCTAATCAGGACATTCGCGGGGTTGGCGAGGTCGCCATTAATGATGATCGGCCCCTTGCCAACGTAGCTCACCGCGTTGATCGCGCCGGTATATGTGCCGGCCGCGACGTTGATCTGCACCTGAAAAATGCTCAGGTCGAGCGCCGCAGCGACGTTGATCGCTCTCTGGATCGTCAAGAATGGTGTAGACGCCGACAGGCCATCGTTGCTGTCACTGCCTGTCGTCGCGACGAAGTACGTCCGGTTCGCCGGCAACACCTCGCGCGAACCAAGCGCAATCACGGCTAACTGCCGGATCACGTCATTGATAATTTGTTGGTCGCGTTCCTCCGGCGCAATCGTGCGAACGCTAGGCAACGTCTGCCTCCACGCCGTTCACGTAATTCCACGCAGCGCCGGCCCGCACACGCACCTTGCCGCGCATGTAGCGACGACGCACACGCTGATTACATTCGCCCTTGCGGTTGGGCTGTGTTTCCAGCGTGGTCAACGTAGATGCTTGCAGGTTGTCGCGATAAACGACCGATGCAAAAATATCCGCAGCGGCAACATCGCTAACCGGCGTCAGCGACCGCACGAACATACGATTGCCGTCACCATCCGCTTGCTCCGATGTGATAAGCGTAGCTTCCAGGTTCGCACCCCGGAACAATCCAACTTTGTGAGCGCTCGTAACTGTCGCCAATTCCGGCGTCTGCGACAGCGCAAAGCTGTCGAGCGATTGCGTGAGCGCATCGAGCGACGGATTGATCGCGTCGAGGTTTTCCAGCGTCAGACCAGGCTGCGCAATGCGCGCCAAGAACTCGCCGCCGATCGCTATCGGCGGAATGAAGCGGTCGAGAGCGGTGTCATAGCCAATGATCTTGTCGAACAGGCCAGCCGGCGCTCCGATCGCGCTAGACTTGTAAGCCCAGAACACGCGCGATGATTTTGGATCGGCCGCACCGATCATAATGGCAGCGGCAGTGTCGTAATCCGCGAAGAACGTCCTATCGGCGCGCTCTCTACCGATGGGGATCGGCGCACCACTCGCGCCGGCCATATAAAAGCCTTGCGGTGCCAACCACACGGTCTTGTCGTTGGCGACAGCCATAGACAAAGGCGCAAAGATACCGACATCGCGCGACAGGCGCTCAAACTGGAACGCTGTCACCGGATTACCGGGCGAGTAGATCATCCGCCGCACGGTGCCGTCCTGGAGCACCAGACCAGTCTCGCCACCGCCGACGCGACGCACGATACCTCCATCGGTGAAGTCTTGGGAATCGCTATTGACGCTGCCGGTCGTCCAAATGGTGATGTTGTTCGTCCACTGGATGCGAAACGGATTGGACAGCAATCCAGATAGCACGAGGTAGCGATTGACGATGGCAACATAGCGCGCCTGCGGCGGCGAACCGCCAAGATTAGCGAATACGCCAGCCGATAGATTGATCGCCTGCGGCACGACGTTCGCCTGCACTGCGATCACGGTGTTGTTGAATTGCTCGAATTGCCAGAACTCGCCAGTAGGGACCGCGCTATAGCTGCCGCCGCCGAGAGAGACATCGGTCCAGGTGTAATCGGTATTGTTGAGTTGGTAGAGCTTCGTCGCGGTAGCGCCGAAGATGGCAACCGTGCCATCGCTTTTGCGCGCGAAGAACAACCCTTTACACGCACCCGACAGCGCGGAAGTCAAGTCGGTAACGCTGGGCATCGGACCATAACCATCGGCGCGCGGCAGCACATTGGCGAACGTGCGCGTCGATTGCGCCCGATAGTCCGTGAGGTCGGGTTTGTATTCAGGAAAAGGGAAGAACATCAGGCACCCCCGGTTGCCTGGTTGCGGGCCTCCGCGATGTTTTGCACCTCCGGCTGACGTTGTGGACGACGCGAAATCTTGCCGGTATCGGCATCGCCACGGATCGCCGCCACGTCCGCGTCGTAGAGCGCCTTGTACTTCTCGGCGATCTCGTATTCTTCCAAATAAAGATACGCCTCCATCAGCGCGCCGTGCAGATACGTATCTGGATAGCGCATCGTAATGAAGTTGCCGGCCGGGTTCGTGGCGATCGGTGGAATGGCAGCATAATAGGTCAACGTCACCGCACCCGGCAAAGACACCGAACCGGGCTTCACGTACAGCGACACGCCCAAGGTCGTGAATAGCGCCGGATCACCAAACGGGCGAAATTTGCGGCGCCATTCCTCGCTATCTGATTCGACGTACCGCAAAGATGACACGCGGCCGCCACCGCTCCATGTAGCGTCGAGCCATTCCAGATAATTCACTGGAAGCGTGCCAGTACCGGCATTGTAGCTACCGGTAAAAGATAGCGGTACGCCGGCCGCCGTCTCCATGTCGCGCACGCGAAGCTCGCGATTCATACGACCTTCGATCATGTTAATGAAATCACTCTCGCGACCGAGTAGGTCGGTCGTGGTATGCGCGGTGATTTCGGTGATTGCGGTTTTCAGGTTGTCAAACGTCAAGAGCGGCATGGCTATTCGTCCGTGAAGATGTTGTAACTGGACGCGCCCAATAGGCCGTCTTCGACGCCCAACGGCGCAACGGCGACGCTACGAGCGTGTAGCTCTGCGATCTCCGCACCAATACTGTTGCGCTTCGCAACCCATTTTGTGAGTTCTTTGTCGGTGTCTGCGCCTTCGGTCGCGATGCCGTACATCTCTACTAGACACGAAGACAAATAAAGATCGGGATGAGCCGTGAGCATCGCGTTGGTTGGAGCACCCACAGAAAGTGTCCACGCCTTGCGATAGCGGAAAAGGAAAGAGTGCGTCTGGTTGCACGGCACATCGAGGTCGATGTTGGCGCCATTGATGGCCCAGCGGCGTGGCGTGCCATTGAAGGTGCCAACCTCATAAGTGCCGGACGCGAACGGCGTGAGCAGCGTTCGCGTGCCAAATGTGGTGAGGAATAGAGCGCCAGGCTCCAGGAAATCGGTGGGGAATGTGGTGGGATTGCGCGAGCTTGTCGCGCACGTCATGGCCAGGTCGGTCCACGACTGCCGGATAGGCACGTTGCGATTGATCCAGCCTTCGCCCAGCGTGATGACATCGGGCACGAATATAGACAGGTCGGCGCGCTCCGCCCAATTCTGGACGGCTTGCTGGAGGTCGGTGTAGTTGGCGAGTGCCATCGGCGCGCGTCCTCAAAAACGGTCCCTCCCGCCATTTGCGGCGGGAGGGTAGGGAGAGCGGCTTACTGGTTGAACAGCCGCACCGCAAGTTGCGGGCGGATGGCCTTGAAGCCGTAGAGCACGTCGATACGACACGGGAAACGATCGTTCACGATGTCGTACTGGCGCACGATCCGCATGCTCAAGCCGTCCTGCACCTGCCGCGAGGCGAAATCGACGCCATCGGGCATTTGCAAGTCGGCGGAAGCAAACGTAAACGCATCCTTGTGGAACAGGAGCGAGTGCGGAACCGTGGTAGAGGCAGTTTGCAGGAACGTGATGACCTGGTTGTCGGCCGCCGCGTTACTGACGTTGGCATTGCCGCCCGCAGGCAGCGCAGCCACCGGAACGATCGCAGGGCTGATCGGCCAAACGGTCGTGGTCGCGCCAGTGCCTACAACAAACTGTTGCAGGACGCCGGTCGAAACCTTCGTCTCCGGGTGAACACGGAACACGCCAGCGATGGTGAACACGTCACCTTGCGACGGAGCGTTCGCGCCGGTATCGACGTTCAAGGTCGATCCGGTTTGCGATGCACCGTTGGTCAGGTACGCACCGTTCGCCGCGCTCTCGGCGTAGTTCGACAAGAGCGTGTTCTCGTACCAGTCGAAGCCCGCAGTGCGACCAAGCATGCCTTCCTTGTACTGCTTGGAAATCTGCGTGCTGTCCTGGAACAGACCCTTGAGCGCATCCACGAGATCGACGTTGTGCTGGGTATTCAGCACGACGGAGCGATCTGCTGGCGGCGCCAGGTTGTCCACCAGGAGCTTGCGAGCCAGGAGGGCGCCTTGGAAGGTCATCGTTCCGCCAGCAATTTTGACGGCATTGTAAACATCCTTGAGCATGGTCAGGGCGTCCGCCTCCATTCTGGCGGCGAGGACGGCCATGGCCGGATCGAGGATGCGCTGGCTGAAATCGTCCAACTGCATGGTGAGTTCAACGGAAGTGAACGTCACGTCCACACCGTTTTGAGTGCTCACAACGAGCGGAACGCTGGTTTCCGTGGTGTCGTTGGCGGACAACGTAGCGCCATTGCGCACCTGGAACTGGTTGGGGAGGCGAATATTCAGCGTGGTGCCGATCTTCGCGCCCTTTTTCGCGAAGCTGTCGTCATAGGCACGATTGATGTTGCCGATGAAATTCAGCTTTTGGTGCAGAATACGAAGTGCCTCCCGCGTGACTGC